TTAGAGTTCAAAGAAGGGTGTTTAACTTGTATGGCCTGTGGAAACTCGAAATGTGGATAATTTATTTTAAACCCATCGAATTCGATGGGTTTTTTCTTTACTTTTAGAAATGTTCTTCGTATAATTAATTATGATACCAATAGAAGTAATGTTAAGAAAACAAAAGGACGAATCCTATCAGTATATGGATGGTGTTTTCTTAACTTTGGAACAATTAGCCGAATTAGTTAGAGATTTTCAAGTAGATTGCCATGATGGATTTGTTAGTAATGACAAATCTTATATCGAGGAATGGTTAAAAAAACATGAACCAGCGCAAAAGTCCAGTTGATGTTGTTTATAGTATGTTTTTTAATCGCAGTGTGTTTACATTGCGATTTTTTTGTTTTATAATATTTATGAGATATGAGTACTTACGGTATAGATTATCCTTTTAGGGATAGTGAACTTGGAAATTATGTAAGATTAACTACAACTCCTGAAAGAGAAGTGAGAGCTAATCTTATACATTTATTGCTCACAAGAAAAGGGAGTAGATATTTTTTACCTGATTTTGGTACAAGATTATATGAATATATTTTTGACCAGAATGATATTGTAACATTCAATCATATAGAAGATGAGATAAGAGAAGGTGTTAGGAAATATATACCAAATTTGGATATAAATTCAATAAAAATAATATCAGCAGAAGAAGATCCTGAAAATAGTCCAACACCAAGCGAAGATGAGGATTCAAGATTGTTTAGAGTTTCAGACCAAGCGTCAAAACCATATACAGCAAAAGTAAAAATAGATTATACAGTTAATAACGGTGCGTTTTCAACATCAGATTTTGTAATAATAAACATTTAATATGTCAAAAGAAATTTCATATGCAACAAGGGATTTTGCCAGTCTTCGTGACGAACTGGTTAAATTAACGAAACAATACTATCCTGATTTAATATCCAATTTTAATGATGCTTCTATATATTCAGTATTGTTGGATTTAAATGCCGCAATTGGTGATAACTTACATTTTCATATTGATAGAGTGTGGCAGGAAACGATGTTGGACTTTGCTCAACAAAGACAATCATTATTTCATATAGCTAAAACATATGGTATTAGATTACCTGGCCCAAGACCTTCTGTTGCGTTATGTGATTTCAGTATAAATGTGCCTGTTAGGGGTGATAAAGATGATGAAAGATATGAGGGCATATTAAAAGCTGGGTCACAAGTTTCTGGAGGCGGGCAAGTTTTTGAAGTCATTGAGGACATAGACTTTTCAAGTCCATTCAATAGTGCGGGAGAATCAAATAGATTAAAAATCCCAAATTTTGACAATAATAACAAACTTGTTTCTTATACAATCACAAAAAGAGAAGCCGTTGTTAATGGAGTAACAAGAATATATCGAAAAGTAATTACCGATCTCGACCAAAAACCATTTTTAAAACTATATCTTCCTGAAAGGAATGTTCTTGGAGTAACAGCAGTTATTCATAAAGATGGAACAGGTTATGGTGCTAATCCTACTTCAGATGAATTTATGACATCGACAAATAGATGGTACGAAGTTAAATCATTAATTGAAGACAAAGTCTTTATTGAAAATCCAACATCAGCATCAGATAGTGATAATTTTAAAGCTGGCGATTATGTTGATGTTACTAAAAAATTTACTACCGAATATACTCCTGAAGGATATTTTAAGTTAACTTTTGGTTCAGGAAATGTCGACCCAATGGAAAATTTGGACAATTATATGACGGGAAGTATGAAAGCAAATTTAGCGACTTTCCTTAATAATGTTTCTATGGGTGAAATACCAAAATCTAATACAACACTTTTTGTAAAATATCGTGTTGGTGGTGGTAAATCAACAAACATTGGCGTTAGTGTTATTACTACAATGGATTCTTATGAACTTATAGTAAACGGCCCTAATGCATCGATAAATAATCAAGTTATACAATCATTAAGAACGACAAATATTACTCCTGCTATTGGTGGAGCGGATATTCCTACGATTGAAGAAATCAGGAATATGATTGCTTACAATTTTGCTGCACAGAATAGAGCAGTAACATTGAATGATTATAAATCAATGATTGAAACAATGCCCGCTACATATGGCGCACCTGCTAAGGTTAATGTCATGGAAGAAGATAATAAAGTAAGGATAAAATTACTATCGTATGATGAAAATGGTGCGTTAATAGACACAGTCTCAAATACATTGAAAGAGAATGTTTTAAATTATCTTGCGAATTATAGAATGTTGAATGATTATTTAGATATTCAGAGCGGAGAAGTAATTGATTTAGGCTTAGAGATAGATTTGGTTGTTAATAAGAACGAAAATTCAACTGATATTCTAAAATCTGTAATTGAGAGTGTTACATCATTTTTTGATATAACTAAAAGAAAGATGGGTGACCCATTATTGGTTGGTGATTTGAAGACGACAATAGGTAATGTTTCTGGCGTGGCTAACGTTGTTGATATCAGAGTTTATAACAAAATTGGAGGAAACTATTCATCATCTGAGGTTTCACAAGCATACGCTGACGAAGATACTAAAGAGATACAACAGTATGATAGTACGATATATATGAAGTCCAATCAGATTTTCCAAATCAGATTTCCTAACACCGATATTAGAGTTAGAACAAAAACTTTAGTTTCCACTACATATTAATTTGTTTTTTGTTTATCTTATAGAAAATGGATAGGATTCTATTTATATTAATAAGATTATGCAAAAACATAGGATATACACCAATGTAGGTAGGGATCAAAAAATTAATGTCGAAATCAAACAAGATTTTGACATTATGGAGATACTTTCCTTAAAATTCACACAAAAAGACATATACGCATCAGGAACATGCTCTGAATATGGTGTTGTGGTAGGCCGAATATCCGCTAATAATGGATACGGTATTCCAAATGCTAAAGTCTCTATTTTTATTCCACAATCTGAAATAGATGCGGACGATCCTGTTATTTCTGCATTATATCCATATACTTCGATAACTGATAAAGACGAAAAGGGTTACAGATATAATTTATTACCACAAAGACAGCAACATGCTGGTCATAATCCTACAGGAACATTTATGGATCAACGAGATATTCTGACAAGGGAAGAATGTCTTGAAGTTTTTGAGAAATATTATAGTTTTACAGTTAAAACAAACAGTTCTGGAGACTTTATGATTTGGGGTGTTCCTGTTGGAACACAGACATTACATGTTGATATTGATTTATCAGATATTGGATGTTTTTCACTCAGACCATATGATTTTATTAAAAAAGGTTACGGAGTTGATGAATTTGAAAGAGTTTATAAATTCAAGTCAAGCTCAGACATAGATGGGTTGCCTCAAATTGTTTCATTCGATAAAACAATCGATGTTTATCCATTTTGGGGAAATGAAGAGTTATGTGAAATCGGTATAACAAGATCTGACTTTGATTTATCTGAAAGGAATATCACAATCGAGCCAATATCTTTGGTATTAGCGTCTGCAGTTACAGATGATAATAGTGATTCTGTAAAAAGAAACGGTAGAATAAGAGTTAAATCAGGTTATAAATGTAATTTACAAACGTTAGGCGGAAGTGTTGAGTGTGTTCGTTATACAGGTCGAAGTGTTTATGGTTCTGATGGTATAACACAATACCCAGAGCTTGAATTCTTTAATATCACCGAGACCATTGACGAGAACGGAGCAGCAATGATTGTTCTTCCAATGAATATGGAATATGTTTATACCAATGAATTTGGGGAAGAAGAAATTACAAACGACCCAAACAAAGGTATACCGACAACGACAATCGCAAGATTTAGAATGAATTTGGACTTCGAGTCCCATAAACATGCAGTTGCAAGTTATCTTGTACCAAATATCAGAGAATTTAACCCAAATCCAAGTGGTGTACATAGTAGAGACGAATATAGTGAAGCTATGTTGTCATCATATCAATTTTCTGATGTTTTTGAAGATTATATTACAGTAAACCATCCAATAACAGGTGAAACATTAGACACTACGGGATATGATAATACAGTTAAAGAACATAAAAAAGAATTAATATTAGGAACAAACAATAATGGTATTCCAGAAGATTATTTTTATAAATTTATTTATGGAAAGGTATATACAGTATCTTCTTTTCAGGGAACTCATTATGAAACTGCACGAAGAGATGCTTTCTTAGGTGTTAAGCAAATTAGACCTAATGTTGAAGAAGATTGTGCCTCAAGTACAAATTATTTTCCAACAAACTTTGCTTTTAGAAATAGAATTAAATTCAATTTATTGTTGGGACAGGTATTATTATTTGTTCAATTTATTTATTCTGTAATTCTTATAAAGTTTGCTGAAGTTATAGGGGCGTTCTTCTATGATGCTGCACAATTATTTTATGACATCTATTTTGGCTGGCCTTTTAAATGGAGACCATTTCATAAATTTTCAGAAAAATTAGAAGATATTGCTTATAAAATTCAGGATAGATTTACACAACAATTAGCTTTAACAATATATCCTGATTGTGAGGAGTGTTCTACTGATGATGAAGCTATAATTGATATTAATTCTTTTGATAACAATTATTGTAGATCTGCAGAAATCAATTTAAAAGTCGTTAATGGTCAAGATATTAGTCTTGTATACACGGGTTGGGTTTTTCTTGTTGCTGATGACGATTTACCATCAATACATTTTAGTAATTCAACTGCAACAGGCTCGACATTCTTGGATAAAACTTTCTATGGTGAATCGGCAAGAGATGAAACGGGACTTTGTTCATTACAAGATGAATTTGAATATTATTCTATATCTGGAATGAGCGATCATACAATATCTGTAGAGAGCGGATATGATGCTAGATATATTGGTGAAGTTTATTCGAAACCTGAGCCAGGCGATGAAGAAGTTTCAGGTTCTACATCATTTACTAATTTTTTAATCTATTTTGGTACTGGCGGAACATTAAATGAACGAGAATTTATTCATGGTTCATTGGGGTCTTTTGATCCTGCTTTATATCTCAGATACACTTGGGAAGAATGGAACGTTTTAACAGGTTTGAACTATGAATCTGAAGAGATAGACGATAGCGATACGTGGGCAGTAATAAGAGTATATGATAGAAAATTTGCAAGAGTACCGTCGACAACTGGATCGACAATGAATATTGAGTCGGGATGTGAAAAATATGATAAAACATATAATGAGACGATTGTGTTTAATTATTTGTGGAGTACAGGATCAACCTACGGATCAACATTAACACCAACAAATCCGCCAATCAATTATCCTGCAGGAATGACAGAAGCATCCACAAATCCAGGTGGTTATAATTTATTATCAACAATTATAGGTAGGTTTGGAAGTACACAACGATTACCAGTATCGGTTCAATGGTCAAAAATACCAGACACAAGTTATGACAGACGAACTAAATCTGGGTTATCAGAATTTAGAGACGGTGTTTTTACTATAATACCTGTAGTTCAAGGAACAAGTCGTAATTTACCAGCGTTACAAGAATGGTACAAACGAAAACGTGTTGGATTATTCTTTTGTGGCGGGGTAGTTAATTTTTCATTTATAGATAACTGGTTAAATGGAATATTATATTTTTTCAAATTTGATAAAAGGGTAAAATGGGATAACGAAAGTGTTTACGACTTAAATCAAAGAGTTTCAAAATATCCTAGAGAACTTATTTTTTATCATGTATTTGATAAGAAATTCTATTATAGAAGCTGTCCATATTATGAAAACATATTTACAGGACAAACTTTCAACGGAAATCAAGAAATATTACACCCAACAACATTCTATGATGTCGGTGCGAGAGATGAATTCATATCAGAAATTTGTACGGACGCAAGGATAGACCCTACATGTTCTGTAATTAGAGATATAACAAACACGTCATATCAAGACCCAGCTAATATTTTGGAATTTGCAATAAATTATAGACTGGATATCACTTCTGCTAAATTTGATATTGGTGATTTCTTTGATGGTGACGATTTTGGTCCAGAAAACATTAAAATATTTGATGGTGATATAACACAATTATTTGCTATTAACTGTGAGGCTGGAATTGAGGCGTTTGATTTGGATGGCTCACATTATTTTATGTATAATGGTGAATTTATGGATCCTGAAGACCCATATTTTGATTCATATTTCAAATTAACTGGCACAACGCAATATGGGCCAACACCAATAGATTTAAAACTTGATTTTAATGGGGCTTTTATAAGAGGATGTTTAAATTCAAGATTAGGTGATTATTCACAGAAAGTTCCGTTTTATTTATGGGATAAGGGTAGTACAATATTAAATGGTTTTGGACCTTATGGGTCTGGATCAGATAATCAACATTGGGATAGAACATCGATAGCTACGAAGCCTCTACAAAGATTATTCTCAATTAGTGGAACTACAGATCCCGACACCCCAAATTATGTAATGGCAGATGGTGAAGAAGAATATCTATTGATGCCAATGACAACGACACATAAAACATTTAGTGTCACTGGATCAACGGAAGATATGTTAGAAAGATTTGAAGTAATAGATTATGGTTCACCATCCACAACATCTGGCGATGCTGTTGAATATATCGAAGGAAATTTGTGGTTAGAAGTAACGTCTGGCACTTTAAAAGACCCAATAACAGGAAACATATATGTTGTTATTAACAAGACTTGGACATTACAATCTGACACATATGAGGATGGTTACAGAGAAACTTTTGTTCCACAAACTATTAAAAATTATAGTGGTGAAAAACAAGTTTTATCAACACCGTTTTTATTTTATTTTGGATTAACGCCTGGTAAGACATCGGTGGATATTTTAACAAAATATTTCGGACCTAAAGGTGCATTTACATATGAAGAAGAATAATGGAAAATAAAAAAATCATATTACCGAGATTAAGATACGAAAATGCTCCTGAAATGGATAGTAATCTCAATGTCAATTTTGAAGAAGAAAAGGCTCTTCTAAGAAATGATGATAGGGATGTGGTTTTGGATTTAATGGAACAATTTGCAACTGAAAGGGCGGCTTGTGACAGATATAAGTTATATGGAAAAATGAAAATGGTTTTCAGAAATTTATATGCTGGCATATCTGACTATGATTATTTAAAAGAAAGATTGGCTCTTGTTGGTGATGGTTCTGATGGTAATTTTACTGGATATTTGCCATATGATGAATTTGCTTTTTTGAGAAACGATTTGTATTATGAAACAACGGAGGCAGTTTCATTGTCAGGATTAACAGGATTTACAGGATTTTCTATCATAACAAGTGGTTCAACACTTCATCAAACTATAACCGCAATTATTGCCCCACAATTTAACTGGAACATTTACTTATCGTATGTTTATGATAATGACTATGATTTTCCAATGAAATATACTTTAACTGGTAGCACATCATTACCATTTTTAAGTGGTGATGGAATACCATTTAGAGTTAGTCAGACTTCATACAAATATAAATTTACAAGTCCTGTTAAACATGGTATTTCTCAGGGCGAATATCTTGTAATTGACGGAAAATATTATTACATTAATTCTGTAGGAGATTCCACATACAGATCTGAAGATTATGTTATTAACATTTTAAAATCTCAAGTAAGTGGGGCAACATTTGGTGATATCGTAATCGGTAAAAGATGTTCTGACATAAAAGATAAGGTAAATTCAACGTCACAATATTACGTTCACAAACATAAAACATTAACGTCGGTTGACGAATATATTTTAGATAAAACAGGGTTCGAATCACCAATTTGGGAAGATGAAAAGAAATTACTTTACGAAAATAGTGCGGGGGTTAACGACTATCTTGTAATAAGAAATAGAATGGAATCCGTATTATTCGATTATAAAGAACCATTTCTTTTAAGTGGAATAACCAATAATTTAGGATATACACCAACAGAATTATATACAACAGTTATTTTTAGAAATGGAAATGGATACTTTAAACCTTACTTAAAAGTTGGATACTCTTTCCATTTTCACGATAGTTGGGTTGACGAACATTTTGATGACACAAATCCAATTACTGAAACAGGGATGACGTATACTCCATTTTCAATTTCTGGATTTACGTTCTATTCAGGAAACACAATACCAGAAGGAACAGAATTATATGGGGCGTTTGTGGAATATAATTTATTGGAGATGAAAGAAAGAATAATCTCTGAAGCTTTCCATAAATTTGCTGCAGAAGAATTAATATTTGACCACGGGCAAATATCTGGAAGCACATATTCAGGTGCAACAGCGACAAATCCAATTGGGTTAATATATCAACCACATTATAGATTTAAATTAAGAGAATTGTCACCATATATAGAGAAATCTGACCAAAATGCTGTTATAGATAATTTACCAGAAAATGCAATATATTTTCCAGATGAAAAAGTATGGAGATGGAGAGACTTATATGATGACGGTTATATAGACCCCGATGGTTTTGGAACTGATTATCCATATTTGAATGACATTCATTATATCCATAAGGATATTAATTTTTACATCAGGAATGAACAGGTTTATACTAATAAAAAAGACGGTATTATCAGTTTCTATAAACGTGGAGACACAAATATTTGTCCCGAATAATTTATAAAGATGAAGATTTTACAAAATAGTATCGATAGTAATATTCCAGTAAATATCGAAACCAATTTCAGACCTGAAATCGGATGGGAAGAAGCTATGCAGGATTTTGAAAAGGAAACTTTGAAATCTATCATCAATCCTGCGGTTAATTTTGAAACGGTTAGATACATTCATAGTGGTTATACAAGTACAAACGGAATATATCAAAGTGATATATGGTATCAATTTAGTTTTTATAATAATGAATCACCACAAACACATGTGGGTGGATTAGATTATCGATATATTGGATTAACACCTGAAGCCAACGCAAAAGTTTTAAGAAAAGACGAAGCAAGTTTTTTCAGATTGGAATTTTATAAATCACCTGAAGGTGAATTACCTAATAGTGCAAATAGAAAATTAGTCTTTACTAAACATTTACCAATACCACTTGGAGAAAGGGTTTTTTATACTCCTATTGGTGATAATATTTTTGTTCCTGTTTTTACTGGTTCGAACTATAGAAATAAAGAAAATATGTATTTATTCTGGTTTCAAGATGATACAGTTTTAAATGGTAGTATATTTTCAGGTGATACTTTTTATATGGCTGTTAGATTCTTTAATACAATTGATGGAACAACGATACCATTTTTAAATAAGGATAAAGCTTTCGGTGATGAAGTTGATGAAGAGAATGACGTTTATCATAAAGTCATTTTTGATAAAACTAATTATTCTTATACAACATTTTCAGGTAACACTAGCAACAGAATAGGAACGCCAAATAACCCAATTAAATTTTATGCGGGAACTGCATCGTCAAGTACAATTGTCTAATGAAAAGATACAGATATGAAATATTAACGGGTTCTACAACAGGAGTGACATATCAATTACCTATATTCTTGGACGCAAATCTTGATGAAATGGGTATTATGGTAGGTTTTGATGGCGATATTGAACAGGTTGAGCAGTTCTGTAATTTTACGTATGCTGGCAGTGGAAATACTATTACAATTTACAATACGGTAAACACTAATAAATTAAAAACATTAATCAATTCAGTATTCACGATTTCTTGGGGAGACGCGACGCCAGATACGTTATTACCAATGGCAACTGTATATGATGCAAATTTACCATACACATCTCATACATACACCTTAGCGGGATCATATGATATAGAAATATCGGTAGATTCTCCATGGAAAGTTCAGAAATTAAAAAGAAAAATAACAGTGCCATTTTTAGTTCCATCACTTCCAACGGATTTTGGTACACTAACATTTACCATTCCATATTCTAATCCACCATCAGGTCAAACACAAACATATTTGGAAGACTATAGAGAATTAACAGGAAATACAAATGATACTTGTATTTCATTCTTAGCTATTGGTAAAAGTAGATTGGATGAATTTAGATTATATGGTTCTTCAATAATTTACTCAGGTATTACAACAGGTTCCACCGAAGCTGGTAATTATACGGGTTATACGATTGATGGTTTGTTCTACATGGACTATGCAGATGGTTATACACATATAACAGGATGCACGTCAGGATTTACTCATGAAGAACTTTACAATGGAATGATAACAAGAGACGAACATCTTATAGGATTTTTAGATCCGCCTCAGATTTATTCTGATATTTTTATTGAAAGGGGAAAACAAGGAGTAATGGAGAGGAATTTAAGATTAGGGGAAATAGATAATATTGGGGAATTATCGGTTTATGGAAGTGGATTTTTTAAAGTGAAAAAACAATAAACCATATTTATAGAATAATAAGACAATTTAAAAATAATAGGAAATGGCAGTAGGATCATATGGAATAATTAGACCTGCCGATGTATCACCAGAGGATGTTGAAATTTTGTATCACTATGTTAAAGATAGAAATGCAAATTCTGATGTCACTTTAAAAACATTGGATGCAACAACAATTTTAACACCAGTTTATCATACTAGTGATACATTGGGAACGTCAAACCCTGTATTTCAACCTGTGCCTAACGTTGAAATTCTTGGAGGATTATACAACTTAAAATTAGAATCGGGCGATTTTTCTGAACTGGGGATTTATACTTTACAGTTGAGACCTAAGCAAATCAGGACTAAAATAACTGATTGCGGCGTTTTAGCGTCATTGCCATCAGTTAGAGGTTTAGTAATTGACCTCACAAACGTAATTCCAACCGATAGGAACAAGTTTTCTCCACAAGGCTTGGTTGGATATCGAATCGAGTATATTAACCCCACAGACACGAAGAAAATACCCAATTTTTACAGAATTATCACTTCCAATTTCTATTGTGAGCCTATTACAACGAATTTAACCAACTCTAGTCAGAAAGCAATAAGATATAGATACTCTGATAGTGCAACAAATTTGATGTTTTTAACAATAACTCCAAGTGCCGCACCATCAACCAGACCTACAACAGTACCATATATCGGTCAGCCAGAACAGACAATTATTTTAACCAATACATATTTTAATCCGACAACGATTGAAATTGAGATGGTAGAACATGACGTTAATACATTAGCTTACGCACTTTATGGTAATCAGAGTAAGGCTATGGCTAGCGGTATTTACACTATCTACGATAACAATAACAATATCTACAAGCAGTTCAATTTATATGAAATTAAAGATCAGCTTAATGAGACATTGTACGAAATTAGAGAAAAGAGAACAGATATTGACGAATCATTAAATTTTGATACTATAACAGAATAATGGCAAATTACAAAGTACCTAGTCAAGCAGCAAGCGGTGCAGACACATGGAGCGATAATCTCGTTGGACTTCAATTCACCACGGACGCTAGTCAAATGACTGGAGGTAACTTTGCTATTGAAGCTGTTGTGCCTGAAAAAGACACAAAAGAATTTAGAACGCAACCATTTTCAGAGTTTTTAACTTTAGATGATGTTAATGAAGAAACATCATCAACTACGCCAGATGGTAAAAAAACATCTAATGTTGATAAGGACGTAAGGTTTAATAAAGATAAGGATAATGCAGATCGTTCACTTTATGGGTCATTAAGACAAAGATTAGGCGTTGCAGTTTCAAATATAATTACAAAATATCCTGCTGCAGTTTATGTTGATGCAACATCACCCGTTGGTATAAGTAACATAACAGCTGAAAATATTATTTACGATGATGTATTAAAAACAACAGAATTTAAAGTACAGTATTCTTTATTATACAATCCATTGGATGTTGTTTTAGTTCAGCCAAAGAGTAATACGTTACCTGAGACGGATAATAGTATGAAGAACTTCTTTTCTTCATATACAAAATATGTGATTGATTTAAGTGGTACAACATTTAATATTGTTTCTTACACCGAACCTGATACTCAAAATAAAATAACGTTAAAAGTTCAGGGAAATTGTTTTAATGGTTACACAGCATTTACAGAAAGTTATTTGATGAGACCAAGTGATGCTGTTGTAGAAAATTTTTATGATGAATTAGATGATCTTGAACGTGTTTTAGTTAATAGAGAATCTAATCCTAAATTCAATGCAGGATTTAGAATACCGAGAGATACAAATGGTGGATATACAACTGAAACTGTTACAGAATACGCAAATTGGCCGATTTCAAGAGATGGTTGGAACATTCAAATAGTTGGTGTAAATTATGATTATTATGTTGATAGATTAAGTTCTTTGGGTGAAGAAATCGACATTTATAAATCTAATTTGGTTATTAGATTTTTAACGTCTCCACAACTTTATGAATTTGATACCGAAGATAAAAAAATTGAATCTATATTTCAGATTTACGGACAAAGTTTCGATAAAATAAAACAATTCATAGATAACATAGCTTATATGAGAAATGTTACCTATGATGGAATTAATAATGTTCCAGATATTTTATTAAAAAACTTATCAGAAACTTTAGGTTTATCAACAGTTAATTTATTTGATGAAAGAAGTTTACAAGAATCGTTATACACAAGGCATGATGCACATTATGACGGCATATCTACAGGGCCAAATCTTATAGAAGCAGAATATGAATTTTATAGAAGAATTTTGGTTAATCTTGCATATCTGTATAAGTCAAAAGGCACAAGAAAGGCATTAGAGTTCTTCTTAAAATTTATTGGTGCACCTGAACCAATAATTAGAATTGATGAATATGTTTATAAAGTCGATAATTTATTACCATCTGATAACGTTGAGGATGATATAAGAGAAGCAATTCAGGGTACAAAAATATTCAATTATATGTCGCCATTGACAGGAATGACAGGATCCACAATGGTTGTGACAGGTTATACATTAACACAATTAACAGGATACACCAATTTATCGAGAGACCAGTATCCTGTTGATGAAGAAACAGGATTACCAAGAAAAATTGGCCCGTTCTCAGACATGTATTTCCAAAAAGGCGCGGGTTGGTATAAGAAAACTTTAGACCATCGTTCACCCGATATTCTTGATGAAGAAAATTCTGATTTAACTAGTCGAGTTAAAGTCATCAAAACCAAGTCTAAACCATTTACATATGGTGAGGAATATTTTGATGTTTATAGACAACTTCCAGGATTGGATTATGGTTATGGTTTAACATCACAAATTGATAACATAAAAGGCCAGATAGTTGATGATGAAGTCGAATCTAGAATGACATTGAATAGAAAAAATGTTAATGTTTTCTTATCAGCTGATAGAGCAATTGATTATGATATCTACAGAAAATCAAGAGACCTATTATTAACTTTTGCAACATTACCACCACAAACAGGTGTTACGTTTGCAGAGTTTCTTGATGAAATTTTAAGTCAGATTATAACGAATTCACACGTAATAAAATATGAAAATAGTTACGTATCATTAGCACAGGTATATAACGCATATCAACAAAGTACAGGATTTACACCGTATTCATATATTTCTGTAACTGAATTCATAAACAGGTTAAGCCCATATTGGGTAAATATTATTGAACAATTTGTTCCTGCAACAACATTATGGGTCGGTGGTAATTTAATAGGAAACGGTTTATTTAACAGGCCGAAGTTTAAGTATAAAAAACCATGTGTTCCTATGGATTATACTGAAATTCTTTCTCCTGATTTTGAGGCTGTTCTTTATGAAGATTTGAACACATATCTTGGTGGTGGAACAGTAGATGGTGATAGTTATGTTCATTATTTTAGAGGTCTTGTAACATTTACTGGTGTTTCTTATGATATTATTTTAAAAATTAATGGTAATGTTTATAGCGGTACAACAGCCACGTTTATGCCATTTTCAGGAACTGGTGTTTCATTAATTTGTGGATATTCATTATTCAATGGTGGAGACACTATTGAAGATATGAAGAACGGTTGGGTCGATGCGCTGAATGACATAGTTAATAATTTTAATACAGGTCAAACAGGTCAAACATTAAGTGTTGATTATTTTCTTGATACAGGTGGAACAGAAAACGCTAGATTTACCATAATATCGAATGATTACTATGGATGTACAGGAAATGAATCGTTTGAATATTATTTCCGTCCAAATTTTGGTCTAAAAGAACAAGATTGTAATTTACAAATAACAATCCCATCAACAGGTAATACAGGTAATACGAATCTTCAACTTAATGTATCTGGGTCTGCGCTAGATGAAGATGGGAATTGTTTATTCTATGTCACTAGCGGATGTACTGGCGGTATTTTACCATCACAGGTGCAAATATCTGATTGTTCATGTGAAATAGCAAGTATCACTAGTCCTAATATGTTAATATTCACAGATGCGGCAAATTGTGAACAAAAACTTGGATTTTTCGGATTTACTTTTATTAGTGGTTCAACATACGTACCAATGGTCAGTTACGGTCCAACATTTGATTATGGATTAAAAAGCGATTCTAAAGTATATGTTTCGACATCATTAATACCACCAGCAACATATCAGGATTTCCAAGCAGCAACGGGCGTAACAATATTTGAAACCAAAGTTGAAGATGTTAATGTGGGAGATTTAATACTTTGTGCTTCGATACATTCATGTAGTGAATTAACTGCACAAGAGTTTAAAGACGCAGAAACGAATGGATATCAATTTGCTTTTGATTATACACTTTCAGGTGTAACGGGTTTAGATTGTTTTGGAACAAAAAAATATCATATTATTAACGATGTAACTGAAGTTTTACCAACGACTAAACTTCTGGTTTATACAAATATGAATACTAACTTACAGGCCATTCCATATCAATTTAAATGGAAATATCCTCAAGATTTATTTATTAGGCCAGATGATGATAGTCAAAGTGGCGACTTCTTAATCAATGAAATTGGATTTCCTACTGAAGTGACTGGTGTTACTTTTGTATGTAGCGGACATAGTTTGTATTATCAGGTAAATCTTTCTACAGGTATTACTACAAATATTTTATTTAATGGTGATGATAAGTTTATTGTTAAATACGAAAACGAAGTCGTTGATGATTTATGGTTTAATGCGTATATGTCAGGTATAACGCCATCAGTATCAGCCACACCTTCAGTAACACCATCAATCACACCTTCTACATCAGTACCAGTGATTTCTGATACGCCTTCAGTAACGCCATCAATTACGCCTTCAGTAACACCATCAATCACACCTTCTACATCAGTACCAGTGATTTCTGATACGCCTTCAGTAACGCCATCAATATCGGTAACAGCGTCACCACCAGCGCCAACCCCATCAATAACGCCAACTCCAACACCATCCGTGTTGTTAACTGAATATTATTACTATGGAGATTTATATAACTGCGATGGTACTAATTGTAGTGCTTATCAATATACTACAACTTTTTATAGATCAACATCAATAAGTCAAACGAATAAATATTATAAATCAGGAGGCGGAGTGGCCTATATATATGGAAATCCAGGCAGCGGATCGGAAGATGGTGATATTTTCTCAGGAGTGGGATATGATACTTGTCAAGATGCTTGTTTGTTTGGTTAATTAAAAAAACTATTTATAAAAGATAAAGTGATTAAAATAGAAAAATGGCGAATATAACGGGACCATATCCAATGACAGGTGACACCTGGACACTCTACGGAGAATTCAGCGGAGGCACAACAGATGTTGTTGTTGATGGTGGATTTGAAGATGGTGAGATGTATTGGGTTAAATTAGTAGAAATTGAACATCCAGAAAGATATTTGATTAAGAATATTTTCATTGCAGAATCATCACCAACACCATCTATATCTACTTCACCAACACCTTCAATAAGTGTAAGTCCATCAGTAACGCCAACACCATCTATAAGTCAAACTCCTGAAGCTAGTGTCACACCATCAATTTCATCGACACCTTCAATATCAATAACGCCAAGTATATCTATAGTTGGAGTAAGTGAAACCCCATCAATTACACCATCGATAAGTGAAACCCCAGGCGCTTCCGTATCAATATCTGCAACACCGTCAATTTCAATAACTCCAACACCATCAACATCAATGGTGGTGTATTCAATGTGTAGTTCTTCTAATCCTTATTTTACTAATTATACGACTAATCAAGTAGGAGTATTAACTGTTGGTTATGTTTTATTAAGCACAGGAGAACTTGGAGATTTTCATATTGATTGGAATTTAAATAGCATATCAGGAACAACAGTATTTGTAACAGGTAATTCAGGTAACACAGATCCTAGCATACAATCATATCATCCAATTACTTCTGAATTAACACAGTCTGGTTTATTATACCCTGTAATTCGTTATATGGAAATTGATAATGTTTTCTATACTCCATATGCAGGAATGTCAGGATATTCATATTCGCCAGACTTATTGACTTGTTTACCATCTGTTAATGTTCTTAGTATGAATTGTAGTAATGGATATACTGGAAGCACATATCCTCATAGTATCTCATATACTAATACAACAATGCCTAGTTCGGTAGCTAATCGTTCACTTACTTATGAACTTAATTCCGACGGAAGTACGGAAGCAATTGGATGGGCGTTTACAGGATATTATATTGCTGATAGATTAACTATAAAATATGTTAGTAATAGTGGCGCTACAGAAACTATGCTTGAAGATTGGGTAATTGGCGGAGATTGCCCAACAACAGATTACACATCTACACCTAAATTAGTAATGCAAACTTGGCAATTTCAGAATGTGCTTATGTTAAGTGAATTTACAGGCATTACACATCAACCTGGTGATTATTTATTATTTGATGTTTCACCTGGATATAACGATCCAGGAAACACCGACACTAACTGGATGTTAGAACTTAAATGTTTTACAACAGAAGATCCATTTGATTGTTATTTTGCTCCTAATAGTTGTCAAACGGTTTATACGGGCACGCCAGTAACGGCAATATGGAATACTGGCGATTGTCGATATGAATTTACTGTTTCTACTGGTGAGGGGCCAGAAGACATATATAATACTGATTTATTTAGATATTTTGGAGCTCAAATATATGGTAATGGTTTTGATGCCGAACAATATATATACCTATATCAAGATACAGGAGCACACGCGACCTATGCTATATGGCCGTTTAATAATGCCATATTACTTAATGGTGTATTAACTATGAGTAAAAGTGGTGAAACTCTAACATATGAATTTACTGACGAAACTGATTACTTACATTATAAGAGTGGATATACGGCCGCCACAACAAATGAACATTGGGTAGATTGGGTTTCCAGCGGAACATCGATAGACCATTACAAATGGTTAGTAGATTTTAATAAAATATCAATGACAAGTGGTGACACGGGAAATCCATATTATATGTACATTAGTCACGATTCTATTTTTGATTGGAATGATTCAGGAAAGACTTTAACAATTGAATTAGCTCCAGAGTATAATGAAATGGAAGTAACTTCTGGATGTGACACAACATATAGTGATGTGGGTAACTGGTGCGATACTCTTAATTATTACTGGACAGGGGATAGTTTCACATATACTACAATATGGGGGTCTTACTCACCATTTGCAAATTATTATATGTATATAAACATAAATGCTGATGAGACTGGCGACATAAATTCTTATGTTCAGATTGATCTAGACAAACATCCTAATCTTTGTAGTTTTGAACCAAATTGGTATAATTGGTTCTCTGGATATTGGGTTTTCCAAAAATGTTATTTGAAAATTGAAATAACAGATGTTAATGATCCTATAAATAATTTTAAAGCATATAATGGATTGGATGAGAATGGGCAAATAGTGGATTGGGTCTTATTCTATGAAATACCAAAAGTTTCAGTAGATGTAACAGAATTTTTCCTTGGCACAGGAGAGACTACTGGTAATACTGCTACTGTCACATCTACAGGGCCTTGGACGGCTGCTACAATATATGATGAATGTTCACATATTAGTAATGTAACATATAGTGGTAATACTGGTGATAGCATTTCTTTTGATGTTTCGGCAAATAATAACACTACTATATGTTCTGGCGAGATTACAATTGGATGTGGTTCTGCAGAAATTCAAATAAATATATGCCAAGATGGAACAGTAGATTTATGCACTTAAAAGAAATAAAGAAGTTAATATTTATAAGAATAAAACAATATGGCTTATTTACAAGAGAATAATTCAGAAAATTTAGCGGCAAGAATCACCAACAAAGGTAGAAAGAAAATTGCTCAAGGAAATTTTAATATTAGTTATTTCCAAATAGGTGATTCGGAGTACGACTATGGATTTTCTATGTTCGATGGTGAAACAAATCCAGCACAGAAAGTTTTAATGCCGTTTGATAAAGATTCTCAAGTAAAATATCCTTACAAAGTTTCAGAATCTTCACTTACAGGAACAACTTATGGCGTTCCAATTCAGTTTTCGGAAACCAACACAATAAGAAATGATGTTGACCCTGCAGGATATGTTTCTGGATATCTTGCTTATGATGAAGATTTATGTACAGGCTCGACAGTTATATGTAGTTGGAATCAAATTGATATTTCAGCATTAGACGGTACTAAATTTTTGGTTGTAAATAGTGGCAGTACATTTAATAATACCGAACTCATTACAATTTATAGAGGAGTTTTAGGCATCAATAACATAATAATGTCAGGTGCAACGTCTTTAGTATATAGAATTGTCGGTATAACAGGAAACACATTAGAACTTGATAGGGAAACTCCAGATCTTTCAAGTCTAAGTCCGTTAGAAGTAACAGTAATATCAAATGATTGTGTTGAAGCTGATAGTTGGGATTTGAATATTGTTTGGAGCATAAAACCCGCAGGGTTAGACTATCCGACAGAAGACGAATATCTATCAGGATATACAAGTAATATCTACGTATCATCAAAAGAGTATTTTGGATACAATACATCTTCAGGACAAACATCAAATAATGGAACCACAATAACAAATTCATTCGGAGATGTTGTTATTGTTCCGCCAGAAGAACAACATTCTTTAGCCATTCTACATTATTCTAAAGCTAGCGACATATTGATTGACCCCGATAGAACATTCAAATACGAGGATTACATTGACCATAGTAGCCAAGGTAAAGATTATTTTGAAATTTATATTCCTTTTATACTCTATGAGAGAAATACAGGGACGACTATTGGCGCCACATTCTATATGGATAATGAAGATAAGTACATTAATTCATCGGCAATAGACACCAGAACAAATCAAATGAAATTCAGATATCTATTGGATATAAAATATCCTGTCGATGAGGAAGACAGAAAAAAACATACAGTAGGTAAGATATTCGTTAATCATAAAGTCATAGTTTTTGACGACCAAGAAATTGTTGCTGTACTTGATTATAAATCAAATAGACGATATACGTTACCAATTCCAAGAATTGCTGCTGTTCCTATGGATATAGATTGTGGGATAGTTAGTCCTGTATCGTCACCTAGCGCAACGCCTTCAATTAGTGTGAGCCCATCAGTTACACCATCAATATCAATTAGTAACACACCAGGTGTAAGTCAATCAGTTACACCATCAATATCAGTTAGTAACACGCCAGGTGTAAGTCAATCAGTTACACCATCGATATCAATTAGTAATACTCCAGTCGTGAGTTCATCAGTTACACCATCAATAACACCATCATACGAAATTTACGCAGGATGGACTGATGATGGCCAGTTAACTTTTACAGGTTTAACAACACAAACGGTTAGTGTTACTGTTTTAATATACACACAAGCTAATAATTCTGCAGAAAGTGGATATAGTGTTGGATCTTCTTCTTGTTCACTTACTATGTATAAAAATTTAGCTCTCGAAAAGCAGGCAACAAGATCTGTGCTTGGATGTACTGGTCCTTGTAGTACTAGTGATTCTGGATACGAAGCGCCTTATACTGTTACAGGAATAGTTTCAGGAACAACAGTTAATTTATCCGCTTCTGGCGATTGTGATTCTTCTGATTATCCACATAACTATAGAGATATCTATTCGCGTGCAACAGTAGAAATTACTTCTGTTACTGTTACTTCAGGTTTTGGAACTGGACATATTGGATATAATAATTTATGGGTACATGAATACGAATATCCAGGTTGTGCTGTTGAGGAATATGCGTCTCATACAACGCCAGCGTCTCCTTCAGTAACACCTTCAATAACACCAAGTATAAGTAAAACACCAACCCCAACGCCATCAATACAAACATAAAAAATTAAAATAAGAATATGACACCATTATTAAGTGGAACAACAGGACAAACAGTTTTCGTAACATATCTTCTCGAAAATACAAGTCTAACAGGACTAACGGGATTACATTGCAATCATTATTGTAAAATTATTGGTGGAACAGTAGATAGTGACGTTTCAATACAATTTAATGATAATGATTTCAAGTTTATGGGTACAACAGGCGATACCGTAAATATAACAGGATATTCAGCTAATAAATTTTATATCTTAGTTCAAATCGTTAATACAGGTGAACAGCCAGATCCAGCATTATGGAAAATCATCGATTTTACTGATCAGTTTACACTTATTGGTGGTTTTATTAATCCAGATGAATTGAGGGGAACAAGATTTATAATAACTGATGCGGCATATGATAATGCACCATTTTATGATTTGGAAGAATATTTGGGAGAATTTCCTAATCAACCATTTTCTGGACAAACTACTGAGCCTGAGTTTGGAGATAATCAAACATTTACTGGTAACGTTAAATTAACGAGAGCAACAGATTTGGAGATAATGAACTATCTCATAAATCTTCCATCTACTGATTTTATGACAACTCAAAATCCATCATATGTTGCGGGTGAAGATAAGAGAATTACTGAAGCTGCATTATTGGATAGTAATAAAGAAGTTTTAGTAATCGCCAAAGCATCAAGTCCTATAAAGAGGGTTGGTACGCAAGTATTATCAGTTAAAATAGATCTTTAATCTTTACAAAATCAAATTAATTCTCTATTTATTGTTTTATAATTAAAACAATATATGGATAACGAATTAAAATTAAAGAATAAGCCAAAAATTCTTGGGCTTGATATTTCAAGCAAGACAATTGGATGGGCGTTGTTTGATCTGACAACCTCAACGTTATTAGAAGCGTCACATTTTACCCCAAAAATTAAACCTCAACCTGAAGACAAAATTGAAGAACTTCTTAAAAAAGCTGATGCGTTTAAAAATCATCTCGAAAAATATAGGGATTATGGAATAGTTAAAGTTATTATTGAAGAACCATTACTGAACTCAAATAACATTTATACAGTTGGAACTCTTATCAGATACAACTCGATGATATTGAAAGAATGTTATGATATTTTTGGTGTAGTCCCGACATTCATTTCAACATATAACGCTAGAAAATACGCGTTTCCTGATTTGGTTCAACCAAATGATAAAGGAAAGTACGTTTTATTTGGTGGTTATCCAAAAGATATTGATAAAAAACATGTTATATGGGAACATGTTAATGCTGTTTGTCCAGAAATAAACTGGATACGTGATAAGAACGGTGGCTTAAAGAAAGAATCTTACGATATTAGCGATGGAGTTACTTGTGTCATCGGATATATCAATATGATTAAAAAGAATTAATTTGACTTTGTCAAATAAAAGATGTATATTTTATTTGTTTTTAAATTTGATTTTCATAATTTTTTAAATGGGTAAGAGGGTGGTGGCTTTTACCCATTTTTTCTTTCCAGATTTTTTTTTCTCATTTTTTTTGTGTATTTTTTTGCATCATGATAGAAACGAACATAGATTACGAACCGCTTGTCGACTTATTAATTGATGTTCTTGGTGACTATAAATTTCACAATGAATATAGTGGCCAGATTGCATTTTCCTGTCCAGTTTGTAGTTACGAGATTAAAGGTCTAGATGAATTGGATGGTAAAGGTAACTTGGAAGTCAATTATAAGCAAGGTGTTTATAAATGTTGGGCATGTTCTGAAACTCACGACACTCATGGGTCTTTACATAAATTAATTCGACAGTATGGAACACATAGGCAATTAAAGAAATTTGAATTGTTAGCTCCAGATACAGATCTAAAGCCTGAAAAGAAACCATATCGTAAAGTTTATTTACCTAAAGAGTATATTTCATTTTCATCCGCTAGTTTGGGTTTCAAACTAACACATCATTACAAGCGAGCATACAATTATTTAAAAGAACGTCATGTCACCGATGAGATGATGGAAAGGTTTCGTATCGGATTTTGTTATGAAGGGAAATATGCGAACAGGATAATAATACCATCTTATAGTTCAAATGGTGAGTTAAATTATTTTGTCGCAAGGTCTTATGAAACAAAACCATTAAAAAAATATGACAATCCTGAAGCCGAGAAGCAGACAATAATTTTCAATGAAGATCTTATCGATTGGAATAAAGACATATATCTTGTTGAGGGGCCTTTCGATCATATTTTCGTACCTAATTCAATACCAATGTTAGGAAAAGTATTGAGTGATTATTTGTTCAGTATCATCTATGAAAAAGCAAAAAGGGTTATTGTTCTTCTTGATGGCGATGCTTGGCGAGATAGCGAAAAACTTTATTATAAACTAAATGGCGGTAGATTACTTGGAAAAATATGGGTAACAAAACTTCCAGAAGATAAGGATATTGCTGACCTTCAGGGAGATTTAACTGAATATCCGCCATTTCAAATTGACTAAATTATGGATTTAAAAGAAACTGCAGTTGAAATTAGAGAGGCTTTAAAAGAGAGCCGAGAAAAAAGGAGATTATCTTTCGTGGAGTCCAAACACATCTATTATATGATGGATTCTACAGGTAAAATCAGGAGTAATTTTCCATCCGTATCAAAGGTGATTAAGAATTTTTTCAAACCATTTGATGCTGAAGGAATTTCTATGAAAATAGCTAAAGGTGACCTAGATAAACAGAGAGAATTATTGGCAGAATGGAAACAAGCTGGTGAAGATTCTGTCAATCTTGGTAGTAGAGTTCACTTTGAGTTGGAGAAGTACATTATTGAGCAATACGGCAACTACAAAGAAGTAAGAAGGCCAAAATTTTTCTGTACTGAAGCTCAGCTTGTCAGAAGTGATAATATGATTAAAGCAGGTCAAAACTTTCTTAACCTTATGCATGAACGTGGAGCTGTTCTTGTAGATACTGAAACTGTTCTTGGAGATCCGACATTAGGATATGTTGGACAGCCTGATAATACATGGATAATGCTGAATAGAGCGAAAACGGATTTTGGCTTCGTCATAACCGACCATAAAAGTAATCAACCTAAGAATTTTGAAGTAAATCAATATACCGAAAAATTGTATCCACCGTTTCAGGATTTTCATGATAATGCTCTAGGACATTATTATTTACAGATACCATTATATGGTAAATTGTTAATGAAGATGTTAGAAGGAACTCAATTCGAAGGTAAACAATTCCTTGGCGGAGTAATTGCACTTATGAAAGACGATGGAACATTTGTAGAATACAAAGTTCCTCAGCAGATAGTAACAACGATATTAACTACGGATTTAAGACAGTTTATTTAAGATGATAAAGAAAATTGTACACATAAGCGATATTCATATTCGCCCGTTTCAGCATCATGACCATTATAAAAAAATGTTCAATGATTTTTTTGATGATTTGAAAATTCAGTTACTTGGTGATAGTAAGGAAGAAATACGAATAGTGATAACTGGAGATATTTTCCATCAAAAAATCAGCATATCAAATGAACAGGTTCTTTTAGCTTCTTGGTTCTTTGGTGAATTGATAAAGATTGGACATGTTGTTATAATTCCTGGTAATCACGATTTCTTGGAGAATAATACAGAAAGAATGGATAGCATCACCCCAATAGTAGAACTACTAAATGTCCCTGAAATTGTGTATTTGAAGGATAGTGGGGTTTATATGGATGATAATGTATATTGGGTTGTTTTTTCATTATACCAACACAATCAACGACCGCAATATAAAAAGGCAGGCGGGTTTCATATTGGACTATTTCATGGACCGATTCAGGGATTATCAACAGACTTAGGTTTCACATTTGATGACGCATATGACAGATTGAATTTCACCGATTTGGATTTATTATTATGTGGTGATATTCATAAACGTCAGGTATTTAAATTACCTAGTGGTGGAGACGCTATAATGATTGGTAGTTTGATACAGCAGGATTTTGGTGAAAACGTCAAACATCATGGATATGGTATATTTGATATGACAACCAAAAAATACGAATTTCATGAACTAGAAAATAGTAGACCATTTTTACATTTTAAGATAAATGACATTAAAGACATTGAAACAGAGACCGAAAATCTCGTTAATCTTGGATGATGAATTTGTTCAATATTGTGAACTAAACAATGTTGAGAACATCGAGAAATTAGCTAAGGAAACTTTCAATCGTGGTTTCACCATTTTGAAATATGGTGCAACTCCTCCAAGTGCAGCGAAAATTAAAGAAATTGTCGAGGAAAAAATTAAAAAAGACCCCGATATCGTTAAAGCTGTAACTGAAACCGTCATTGAAATAAAAAAAACAGAAAACAAAGATCTTTACGCTGAGTAAATTTCTTTTTTTAAATAAATTTTCTTATAATTTATAATATGGCAAAGTATACTAAAAAACCAGTAGTAATTGACGCAGAAAAAGTGTCAGTTCTTTTAAAAAACGCAGAAAAAAATTGGGGTGAACTTCCTGATTGGGTGATAGAAAATTACGAAAAAGGTAATATTCTTTTTGGTGACAAATATGTTGTAATAAACACATCTGAAGGTTTTATGAGGGGAGATTATGATGATTTTATTATTCAGGGCGTAAAAGGTGAAATTTATCCTTGTAAACCTGATGTTTTTGAATTAACATATGATAAATATTACGAAAAATTATGATTAAGATTTTTATATGGGCATTTATTGCCTACGGAATGTCGACAATTATCACAGCAGGTGCAATATTTCAGAAGCCTCGTACTTGGATAGTACAAAAGTCAACATTTTGGGGAGAGTTCATAACTTGTATGTTATGTATACCAACATGGGTTGGTTTCTTCCTTTCATTCGTTCTGGGTGGGCTCACCAACGATTATTTTAATAGTCCTCTTATTCCATACATCGGATGGTTCTTTGATGGAATGTTCACGGCAGGGATTGTCTGGGCCATAAACTCTTTTATCGAGTTCTTCGAGGAGAGTAGGATAAAGTAATTGTTATGTATAGAAAAAAGAAATTAACCAATGGTGAAAGTTATGACGATACAGAAGTAAGAAATAAAGTGATAGAATTTGGAAAAGAAATATTAGGATTACAATTAAAACATCATCCCAAACAAAGAAAAATAGATTTAATTGGAATTGACGATCCTGAATTAGGGGTTGAAGTTGAACGTGGCGGTTGGAATGATAATTTTTGGGAGACTCCCAGTTATTGTGATATATCTGGGCAAGAATTTTCAACCGTTAATATTCCTATCCGAAAAGAGAAATTTTGGAAAGAGTATAATATGTGGTTTGGAAAATTGAAATATAATGTGAGTTGGAAGAAAAATATTTTTGTAAGAACCAATAAGAAATTTACGCAAATCATCGTCATAAGACCTGAAGTTATCACTGATCCTGCAAAAGCATATCGTACAAGATTTCAGGCTAATAATTGTGATGAAATTGAGGATTGGTTGTCATTTAAAAAAGAAGATGTTGAAACATACAATCTGATAAATGGGAAATATGTTTTACAAAATGAGCGGAATATTGAAGGATCAGATTGACGATGATGGAAATTTGATTAACTTATTTGACGATAAGTTAATGCGTATCGATTATTGTAATATATTGTCAAATATATTTGGCGGGACGTTCATAAGTAATCCAAAAGAAAAAGATATTGACATTTATTGGGAAGATAAAAATGAATGGTTCGAAGGAGAACGAGGGCCTAGTTGGGAAGGAAATAGAGAAACAAATTCATATCATAGAGATAGATTTGGTGTTGGTTTTTATTCTATTAACGGTCCAGAAAGAAAACTTCCTTCGTTATGTGGTGTAAAGGCAGAAAATCGTCCTGATTTGGATTGGTTGATTGAAAAGAATAAAGATAGGATTATTCATTTCATAAGAGGAAATAACGATAAAACCCAAATTTTTATTGTTAAATCAGAAATACTTCGGGATCCGTCTAAATGGAAATTAGCAAAACCAGATTACGCTGTTAGTACCGCAACTAGGCCAGAACATTGGTTCTGTATTCCTGCTGAATATGCTCTGATATATAATCTAAAACTTGACGGAAGATATGTTTTATCGACTGAACCCGATGGCGCATATATGACAGAAAAAGAATATATTGAATTCTTGAGAATAAAAAAAGAGTATGAAAAAAATTATATACGTAAATTATTAACAAAAAAATAAAAAATGGGATACACAAATCCGTTCATTAAGGTCGAGTGGGAAGACACCCCTGAAAATTTAACTCAAGAAAAAATAAAGAGGGTTAAAGAATATTTCAAAAACAAATATAAGGCAACTGATATAAAGGTTGTCACAAAGGCTATTATTAATAGTTCTAATGTGAAGCTAAAATCGTTAGAAGCTAATGATAATATTCTTGACCCGCAGTACCAGAAAAAACTCGTAAAAGAATTCATTAAAGAGAACAAAATTGATATTAAATGGGAATTAATTGATAGGCTCGATAATCGAGTTAATAGCGAGCTGGATAAAATATCTCAAAGTAGATTAAGATTTAGTAAATGGGAGATAAAGAAAATTGAGTTTTCAAACTTTTTATCGTTTGGTGATAATAATGTGATAAATTTCACAGAACTTGATGGAATTACTGTCGTTGAATCGGATCCTAAAAACTTTGGCGGAAAGTCTACCGCAACTGTCGACCTATTGTTATTTCTTTTCTTCAATTCAACCAGTAAATCTAAGGTTGCTCTCGATGTTTTCAATAAATTCAGAGATTGTGATGAAGTTAAGGTAAAAGGATATGTCACTATTGATGGTGAGGATTATATTATTGAAAGGAAGATAACGCGTAAGAAAAGCAAATCAGGAGAATACACCACAAAAAGTGATTTGGAATTCTATAAGACAGGTGAGGATGGTAAAATACATAACCTTGCTGATGAACAAAGAAAAGAAACGGAAAAAGTAATAAAATCAGCAATCGGCACTGAAGAAGATTTCTTGGCAACAATATTAACCACAAGAAACAATCTTGAGGAAATGATTGATGCTAAACCGACTGCTCGTGGTCAGACATTAACAAAATTTTTGGGTATTGAAAGTTTAAGGACTAAAGAAGAAAAATGTAAAGAAATTTACAATGAATGGAGTAAAAAGCTGGTTTCAAATTCACATAATATAGTTCAGCTTGAACTTGATAATGAAACATACAATGCAAGTATTAATGATTCTAATGCTGCGATACTTAAACATACTAAAGAATTAGAAGACTTTGAAAAAGTGTTAACCGAACTCTCCGATAAAAGAGATAAGTTAATGCAATCAAAGAATAATGATATTGACCAAGAGTTGATACGTACCAATCCTACCCTGCTCAAAAGAGAAATTGAGGAAGCAAAAACAAAACAAAACGCAGTTAAAGAACAGGGCAAATTGATTATTGTAAAAGAGCCATCGAAATATTATTCAGAGGATGAACATAATAAACTCTCTAAAGAAATTACAGATAATGTTATTGCAAATGCTGCAGTATTAAATGATATTAATTCAAAGACAAAACTTGTAAAGGATCTTGAAACAGGTAAAGTGTGTCCTACATGTCATCGACCTCTGGATGAAGCTGATCATACTGAAGAAATAAATAAAATCAAAAAAGAAATTGAAGCCCTTGTTGCGAAAACAGGAAAAAATAAAGAAAAAATTGATAAACTTCAGGAAAAAGAGGTAGGATTTGTTACTATCAAAAAAGAATATGAAGAATATGAAAGGAATAAACTTCGTAAAGAAAAGAATGAATTAGAAGTTGAACAGATGCAAATGAATATTGATAAAAACCAATTGCGTCTGGATAATTATGAAAAGAATAAAAATAAACTTGAAGAAAACCAGAGAATTGATGGTGAGATAGTCATTCTGAAAACTAAAATAGATACTGCAACAGCTGATATTCGTGTTGCAAACAGTAATATTGAAAAACATAAAAACAATATTACGAACATGGATGAAAAAATTAAGATAAATCTTGATTTAATCAAAAAAATAAAGGTTGAAGAAGAATTGGTGTCTACTTTTAAGATTTACATGATGATTTTTGGAAAAAATGGTATTTCCAAGGTCATTATGAAGAATATGATACCACTTTTAAATCAGGAGTTATATAGGATACTGCAGGATAGTTGTTATTTCACCCTAGAATTGAATATAAACGATAAAAACGAGGTAGAGTTCCTGATGATTGACAATGAAACACGTATCGTTAAATCTCTTAATTCGGGGTCTGGTTACGAAAAAACAATAGCGTCTCTGGCAATAAGAAGTATTTTAACAAAAGTTTCTTCATTACCAAAACCTAACGTAGTTGTTATGGATGAGGTATTTGGCGGTGCGGCTGATGAAAATCTTGAGTTGATTGGCGAATTTTTTAAGAAAATTAAGAATTATTTTGAACACATTTTCGTTATATCTCATAACACGTTAATCAGGAATTGGTCAGACAACTTAATAATGATTAAAAAAGATGAGAACGTATCCACCATAGAATATATCACGACGAAAATCACATAACACCTTATTTATCAAAATAAAACGAATTCCTAAAAGACACCAGTATGCAGAAATCTAGAATTATCAACACAGATGAGGTACAATGTTATTTAAAAGATCTAAAGAAAATTCCAGTAATCACCCACGAAAGACAAGACGAAATATTCAAGAAATTAAAAAATAAGAGCACAACAGAAAAAGAAAGAAATCAATTAAACAATGAGTTGGTAATAGGAAACCTAAGATTTGTGGTTTCTATAGCAAAACAATATCAAAATCAAGGAATGGATCTTTTGGATTTAATTTCCGAAGGTAATATAGGTCTACTTAAATCAGTAGATAGGTTCGACCCAAATAGTGGTCTCAAGTTTATTTCTTATGCTGTATGGTGGATTAAACAGTCAATAATGGCTGCACTGAATGAAAATTCAAGAACTATCAGGATACCTTCAAATTTAATACAGGAAACACAGAAAGGTAAAAAAGATGATTTAAGTAACTATTATGATAATCCGAATAATAGTATAAATGAAGCAACATATACATTACCATATTGCATAGATTTGAACCATCAGATTAATGAAGATGGTGATGAGTTAATAGACATCATTCGAGATCCAAATGAACAAAATCCCGAAACTATTTTTCAGTCATCAGATGAAATTAGAAAAAGAGTTTCAGCAATATTGAGCGTATTAGATGATAGAGAAAAAGTCATAATCGAAAAATACTTTGGATTGAATGGCGTAGAATCAAATCTCGATGACTTGGGCGAAGAATTCGACTGCACAAAAGAAAGAGTTAGACAGTTGAAAGATAAAGCTATCAAAAAATTGAGAAATGAAAGTTATTCACTTTTAAAATACCTGTAATGGGAAGAATAAAAGAGATATGGAGAAAATTTTCTGATTTTATCGCGCCATATCTAAAAACGTATAAAATATTAAGGTTCTTAACAAGTAAGACGTTCTTGTTCTTACTTGTTTTACTATTTGTTATACTTTTGGGTAGGTCATGTGCTCGATCAAGAGACCAACAGAGAATTAACGACATCAATGAACAAAATATTGCCGCATTAACTGACACGATAAAAACAGAAAAAACAAAATCTGATAGTTTACAATTTACTATTGCTGGACTTATTCTTAGTGTAGAAAATCTTGAAAATATAAATGATGAACTTTACAATGATGTGATGGATCAGAAAGGTAGTGTTATTTCATTGAACAATGTTATTTTTCAATTGAAGCAAGACACCAATGAATTAAGAACACACATCAATCATCTTGAATCCATAATCAATCAACCTGTGCAATTAAATGATACTACATTTAAACTAACATGGGTGAAAAGATATGATTGGGATAAAGTTAATTATGACATCTATGAGGGTCAAACTATTGTTGGATTATCACCAATATATAAATTGAAACATTATGATACTGAAATACTTAATAGAACGTCTCAAGTAGAAATAACGTTGGGACAGAAAATTGAAGATAAACAACTACGAATATTTGTTAAAAGTGATTATCCAGGTTTCACTGCGAAGTCATTAGAGGGAATATTAATAGACCCAAATAGCAATAAAGATATTCAGGAACTACTTATAAAGAAAAGGTGGTTACCAAATACATTATCAGTAGGTATTGGGCCATCTTTTGGATATGATATTTTATCAAATAGAACATATTTAGGAATAGGGATTAATATTAACTATAATCTTTTACAATGGTAAGAAAAGCAAATAAAAATATGGGAACAACGCCACAACAGTTTCTTTCTAAAAACATGAAATGGTTTGCATTGGCTTTTCTGTTTTTATTTCTGTTCAAATCAATACAGAGCTGTAACCGTAATATGGGAACAAGACTAACAGAAAAAGAATATAAGCATACTATTGACTCTTTGACAAAAAAATACGATATTTTGGAAAAAGAAACAACAGCAACAATTAAACAACTTGAGTTTGAATTAAAACTTGAGAACGAAAAAGCAACAGCAGCAGAACAAAGAGCAACAGCAATTCAATCTGTCGCTGAAAAAATAAAATCGAACACAACAACTACTGTTAATGTTCGTGGGGCAGAAGTCGATACAACAAAGAAGAAATGAAGCTTTTTGGAAAAGAAGTAAATAAAGACAAATTTTTATATGGTGGATTAATTTTTACATTCATCGTTCTTTATGCTGTAACCGCATTTGTTTCTTTTTACCATGCTATTACGTTTTTTAATATTGCAAACGCAGTATGGTTGTCAGTATTACTTAGTTTTGTTGCAGAAATAGGTCAAGCTTCGGTATTATTTGCAATACTTCTTACTGATAATAAACACAAATTTTTACCGTGGGCTGTTATGGTTATATTAACCTCTTTGCAGGTAATCGGTAACGTTGTGAGTTCATATGATTGGATTATCACCCATAATGGTGCGGGCGTAGAATCATTTCAAAAATCTATTTTATTTTGGATGACCTCAGCAGATCCAGAAATTTTTAAAGTTGTTATTGCTTGGATATCGGGGGCATTACTTCCTATTATAGCATTATCGATGACAGCTCTTGTTGCACAGAATATGGAACTTAGAGCACATGATGCTCGCACTAATTTAGATGCCGAACCTGAGCAAGAAGATGAAACGCCTGTGATAGAAGATGATAATACAGTTGAAGAACCAGAAAAAGTAGACGCTAAAGATTTAATAAGTGAAGTTTCAAAGATTAGACCAACCGAAGAAGATATTGAACGTCTACAACATTTTTTGGATATAAAAAAACCAAAGAAAAAAGAAGAAATAATTGAAGAAATAGTTAAAGAAGAGGCAGTCGAAAATAAAGTTGATGACGGAGCACCATTTGATGAACCGATATACAATCCGACACCCCCAATTGTTTCTGAGGTTGTAGTTGACGAAAATGAAAACTTTAATGAACCTGAAGAAATAGATATGTCAGATGAGAATGATGACTTTGGGCCTGTTGATTTAACTAAAGAAGAACCAGATGAACTTTTTAAGGAAGAAAAAGATTATTTGGATAAAGAAGCCGAACTTTTAATACCTGAAATAGAAACTCCAACACCCGAACCCGAACATGAAGTTATAGTCTCGCATACAAACGGTCTTATCGATAATATTATCCCACAATTGCAAGAGTTGGAAGAAAGTGAAATTTCTGAAGAAGTTGAGCCAGAACCAAGTCCAACGCCTTCACCAACGCTAACTCATGGTGAACGTCTTACACCTGAACAATTGGAAAGAATTAGACAGATTGCTAAAGACAATCTAAAAAAAAAATAGACCATCAGGAGGAAGTAGACAAAACGTTTACTTCTGGTGACACATTGTCACAAATTTCAGAAGAAATATTTTTGGACGAAACTGACGAAGAAAACCCGTCACACATTAATTATGATCTTACAAAAAAAAAGATAATTTCAAGTATTGAGTATGAGACAGATATTGACAGCAATAAACCTAAGAAAAGTTTTTTAAGAAATGTTGGAAATTCAAAACGTAGAAAATCTTAGTGATGTTAAGTTAAACGTTTACAAAAGAAAAACCAAAAAAACGCAGATATTTCTTTATGATACTCAAAGAAGAGTTGATGATTTCATTATGAAATTAAAATATCGACATAATGGAAAGTACGATAATCTTCCGCATTACATTATTACCAAGTCAGGTAAAATTTTAAAAATATTTGATACCAATTATAGTTCTATCACATTCGATAATAAAGATGTCGACAAAAAATTAATCAAAATTGCATTTGAAAATCTTGGATGGTTAAATAAAAACACAATAACAGGTGTTCTATATAATTGGATTGGTGATCCTTATAGGGGCGACCCGTTTATAAAAAAATGGAGAGATTATTATTTTTGGGATCCTTACACCAAAGAACAAATGGATAGTGTTATTGAGTTATGTAGAGTTATTTGTAAGGAGCATGATATCCCGTATCAGACTGTGCCATCACAAGGTTATCTTAGTAATGCAATAAAGTTCACAGGAATAGTATGCAAATCCAATTTTCTAAATATTTATACAGATATAAACCCTTCTTTTAACTTTAAAATATTTTATGAAGATGGTAACAAAGAAACCAATGACCGATTATGACGAAATAAAAGGTCTATTAAACAAAGTGAGAAAAATGCAAGCGGTTGGTCAAGCAAATAAAGACCAGCAACTTATTAAGGAACAATTTGATGATGAATTGGAAAAAGATTATCAAGAACCGTCAGATCCAGAAGTTGGGCACGACGAATATCTTAAAAAATCTGGGCAATTAAAATCATTTGATGACGATACATTTGTTAAAGACCCAACGATAAAAAAAGCACCTGGAGAGGAAGAAGATGTTATGGTCATTAATAATGTAGATGTTGAAGTTCATTCTGAGGATCCTGAAGATTTAGAGTTAAGTGATGATGAGAAGAGTAGAATATCACAATTAATCGATGATTTTAGAAAAGAAGTCGCGGAAACTGTTGAATTTGATAAGTTACACGTTTATGAGGGTAGCGCAAAATTGGACGGTAAAATCCCTAATATAGGTCTTGTTTTTACATTTTCAACAGGTGATGATACAGGACTATATCTTTCAAACACATCACTATTGAAAATTGATGACGATTCATTAGATATGATTAATAGATTAAAAACTTTTGAGCCAAAATTTATTAATTCAATAAATGATTTGTTAGTAAATAGAAGTACAACATAATATGGCACTAAGTAGTTCAGATAGAAGTCAAATAGAGGCTATTGCAAGAAAAGAAATTAAATCTTTTATGGATAGTACAAATGCTCAGAATGTTGTGTTAAAAATAATTCAACGAGAATTGGGTGGTAAAAGAATTGATGATAAAATGGTTGATTTAGCTAGTAAAGTAGTTGTAGAATTATTTAAAACTTTATGGCAGAGAAAATCATTTTGGGAAGGTGCAATAAAAAGTGTAAGATAATCAAAAACATGAAAAAAATAAAAAGTAAAAAGCCTATAGAATCAAAAGAATGTGTCGGTGCAGACGCTTCAGGTTCATATGAAGCACCAATGTCAAAAACTATTCTAAAAAGAGACATACATAAATTACATAATTTTAAACCGAAACAACAGGAAGTAGATGAAGTAACAGATTCAAGTTCTTCAGGTCAATATGACGCACCAATGGGTCATGGAGCGAAAACACAAGCTGATGCATTGAAATTGGACAATGTTGAGACTAATGGTTCTGCAAGTATAACAGCTGCGCCAACAAAAAATATGACCGCAATGAAAAAGGGGTTTCCGAGGTACGGCGGGCCAGGTGGAAAATATGTTGAAATTGACAAAAAATGTAAAACATTTCCATATTGTAATCAAGGCGCCGACAATCAAATTAAATTACATGAAGGTCAGATTTTACAGATTTATGAAAGTAAAGAAGTAAAAAATACTATTGCAGAAGTCGCTAAAGAATATGGTATTCCGATAAAAGAAGTACAAAAAATGGTTTTAGATAGTCTTTTAACAGAAGGATTACCAAAAAGTTTTTTTGATGATCCAGGAAATTTAAAAGCGTTTAGAGGCTGGACAGAACAGCCCTCAAAAACAAAATTTAGAATAACAACCAAAGAACCATTAAATTTTATTATGGATGATGATGTAGATTTAGCTAAGCTTAAATTAATGTTCTATAAACACGATGTTAAATTCGATACAGAGGAAATTAAGGATTAAACTGATATTTATGGAATATGAAGATAAATGAGTTAAATAATACAGTCAATGAAATCTTAGTACAAGAAGCTAAGAAATTGATAATGGAACAAGTAACAGAAGTAGAACATATGCTCGATTCAGTCAAAAGTTTTCAAACATTA